AAGACTCAGAGTCTATGCAACTGTTATTGATTTAGCAGGTCATGGACTAGACGATAAGCCTGATGAGGTTGATAGAGACCAGTTAGCGTAACTATTTAGGGGAGCAGGGCAACTTGCTCCTCTTTACACTTAGGAATTACAGATGGCAGAGAGTTACTTAACATTAACGAATAAAGTATTAGCAAGATTAAATGAAGTACAACTAACTTCAAGTAACTTTTCAAATGCTAGAGGCATACAGGTTCAAGCACAAAATGCAGTCAATGAATCTGTAAGATATATTAATCAAAAAGAATTTCAATATCCTTTTAATCATTCAACAAAAACAGAAACTTTAGTTCCAGGAACAGTGAGGTACACAATACCAACAACTGCAAAAACAGTTGATTATAATACGTTTAGATTAGTTAAAGATTCAGATTTAGGATCAAGTGGTGGCAGATTATATGTTATTAATTATAATGAATATATAAATAGCTACATCACACAAGAAGATGAGATAACAACAACAAATTTAGATGGTGCTTTAACAGATTCTGCGACAACTGTGACTGTTAATAGTACGACAGGATTTGATTCTACAGGCACTATATTTATAGGCAACGAACAAATAACATATACAGGAACATCTAGTACCACATTTACAGGTGCTACTAGAGGTGCTAATAGTACAACTGCTGCTGCTCATAGTGATGACACACAAGTAGCACAGTTTGAACAAGGTGGTGTTCCACAATATGTAGCAAGGACACCTGATAATAATTTTTTACTTTATCCTTTTCCTACAAAAGGATTTTCATTAAAATATGACTTCTTTTCTTTTCCAACAGATATGTCTGCTCATAGTGATACAACAACTATACCTGATAGATTTGCAGCAGTAATAGTAGACGGAGCTACTGCTTTTGTTTATCAATATAGAGGAGAAACACAACAGTATCAATTAAATTTTCAACGTTTTGAACAAGGTATCAAAAATATGCAGACTTTATTAGTAAATAGATTTGAGTATATAAGATCAACATTTATACCTAAAACAGGATACACAAGCACTGCAGATTTAAGTATAAGGGTTAATTAAATGCCTGATTTATCACAAGTAACACCTATAGCATTTAACTGTGAAGGTGGATTAGTTCTTAATCGTTCTACCTTTATGATGAAACCTGGCGAGGCACTAGAGCTAGAAAACTTTGAGCCTGACATAGAGGGTGGTTATAGAAGAATAAATGGATTTAGCAAGTATGTAACTGCAGTTGTTCCACAAACTTCTTCTGCTTCAGAAAAAGTGTTAATGGTTGCTACCTTTGCAAGTAAAGTTGTAGCAGCAAGAGGAACAAATATATTTCAAGCCACTCCGGGTGGTTCTTCGTGGACTACTATAGATAGTGGCAGAACAAGTGCAAGTAAGTATAACTTTGAAAGATTTAACTTTGATGGTAATGACAAGTTAATTGTAGTAGACGGAACAAACGCACCAACAGTATTTAATACATCATTTAGTGCAACAGATGTATCTTCAGGTGGTGGTGGAGAAGTGAGCACTGCAGTAACAGGTGCTAAGTTTGTTGTAGCATTTAAAGAGCATATGTTTTATGCAGGTATGTCAAGTGCTAAACAAGAGCTAGTATTTAGCGTACCTTTTGATGAAGATAACTTTGCCACAGGAAGTGGTGCAGGAACTGTTAAAGTTGATGACGAAATAACAGGTCTTAAAGTTTTCCGAGAAGATTTATTTATATTTTGTCAAAACAGAATATTTAAATTATCAGGAACGTCAAGTTCTAACTTTGCAATAACTGCAGTAACAAGAGACATAGGATGTATCAACGGAGATACAATCCAAGAATTTGCAGGTGACTTAATAT